TTTACGTTGCCTAACAATGTATAAAATAATAGGCAACTTGTTTATATTTTGTTATTAATCTCTTTATTCAAATTTAGTGGTAAGTCTAAGTTTTCAGCGTTGTTCTGCCTACTATTTTTATACTCACCATTACTTAAAGAATCTGTTTAGGATATTCTTATTGTAACTATCAGAACTGAGAACATCAAATAGGAATTGGTTCTTAACCTCTAAGTAAGTTAGTTCTCTCTTATCTTTTGCTAAGATTAATATTTGTCTTCTAAATATATCCTTACCAAACTCTGCTATATCCTTTTTTAAGTCCTCAGATGAACCATAATAGTTTTTCCAATCCATAGGCTTAATAACCTCTTTAAATATCTTCCTAGTCTTCGTAAGAGCCTTCTCACGTTTACCAATCTTTACCTTACGAATAGATTTAGTCTGTTTCTTCCCAATATAGAACCTATTAGTCTTCATATTAGTAATAATATAAACAAACCCATAAGCCTCGTTTATCTCTTCTTCTGTGTACATAGAAATCCAATTCTTGTCCTGCTTGATATTGTTCCTACAAATATCACAAGCAATCTTACCTTCCATACCATATAACATACACTCGCTAGTGTCTTTACAGGTTAAGCAATAATTAATCTTCATATCTTTCTTTTTAATTTATAGTTTAAAATGGCATCTCTTCCATATCGTCAAAGCTAACTTCTTTAACTTTATTATTATTCTCTAATACTTGTGGTTCAAAGAAAGTCTTCTTCTTTAACTCCATCTCCTGCTGTGTTACACCTATTGACGCTTCAAGTGGGTACTTTCTATAACTAGGGTCTGCTGGTTTAATCTCATAATACCTATTAACTCTTGTATCAAATTCAACAACAACCATACCTGTTATACCTGTTAGCTTCATTTTCTTAATCTTCTGTGATATAATGGTAACTTCTCTACGCTTCGGGTCTGTGTTTCTGTGTTCTCTCCATACTACCATTACGTTATCAGCTTTATCTCCGAATGTACCTCCACCTTTAATCTTATATATATTAGGTTGTGGATAATTCTTTCCCTTCTCTACTATTGGAGATAATTGATGAGCAACTAAATGGACTGCTACATCGTGTTGCAGAGCAAACTGCTTTAGCTTACTCATAAACTTAGAGATATATAAGTCCTCACGTTCTCCCTTACCTATTCTGTGATGTATTTGATTGTATGGGTCTAAGACAATAGCTTTAACACCATTCTTACGTACTACATAGCTCATACGCTTTAAGATGTCATCTATTCCGTGAGATTCCTTTGGGTTTACTGCGTAGAAATGGTTATTAACGAATGAGATTCCTTTTTTAAAGTCTAATTCTGTCATATACTCATCTTTATCTTTGTCAGCAGTACCTCCAATATATGATTCTATCAAGTCTGTAAAGAACTCTCCTAAAGGCATCTCTTCTGGTGAGAATATAGCAATCTTCCAGCCATCAAATTTAGCTTTTGCCAATAGTAGTTGTTTAAGAAACAGCGACTTACCTTCATTATTGTAACCTGTCCATAAAGTAACCTCACCCATTCTGTGAGTATAAAATGGGTCTAACTCTAAAAAGTGTGTTGTAGTACCTTTTGGCTGTGTATTACGATAAGCATCAAGCATTTCTAACTCGAAGTCTTTAGCTTCAAAGACACCATCAATAAGAACTGTCTTGGCATCATTAATAGAATCTAACACATATTGTGCATTAGCTTTAGTTAAGGCTTCATTAGCATCTTTATACTCTCCAAAGCTAACAACCTTACACTTCTCTGCTGTGAACATCTTAATAAGCTCACGCTTCAATCTCTGACCATTAGCATCACTATCAACAGCAATATAAATAGTTTCCATCTTATCAATGATGTCGAAGCAATTAAGAAGACCTTCTAACTTTCTATCTATATTCTTGTCCTCAGCATTTGGTGCGCCTTGAGGTACTGATATGACATTATTAAGACCTGCAACCATAACAGAAGCCACATCTATCTCTCCTTCAACTATTATACAAGAGGTTTCTCCGTGCAAAGAATCTATATTATACATAGTCTGCTTACCTCCTTTAGACTGTAAGAACCTCTTCTCATCTAATCCACGACTCTTTACATTCACTAGAGTACCATTCTCAAAATAAGGAAAGACTATGTTCTTGTCGTACTTGTCAGATGAAATCTTTAGCTTCTGGATAACGTCTATCGTAATACCTCTACCTAACAAGAACGCTCTACCTTTGTCTGAAACAGAAGTATAGTTAGCTCTGCTAGGAGTCTTATACTCAACTCTTTTAAAGGATAACGCTCCGTAGAAACCAGAGAAGTTACACTTATGGCACTTCATCATCTGCATATCTGCATTAATTGATAAAGACTTATCTTTATATCCTTTACCTAATGCTTTGCAGTTTGGACACTCTTCCTTAAATTGTCCACTTCTTCCTTCTATATTGAACGTATATCCTTTAAATTCCATATCTATTGTTTTAATTCTTAGCAAAGATAATATAATTTATTAAACTACAAAACTTTTTTTACCTTTAAAATTTAAGAGTGCATTATATAGCTGATTCAAGTTATCACCATAACCTTCGCTGTTTCTTAGGAATACCTTAAAGTAATCATATAACTTACCTTTGTATTTCATTGTCTTTCTGAGAGATACGTTGTAATAGTTAGCAAGATATTTAATCCTGTCTAAACTATCCAACCTATATCTGTCATCTTTAGTTTCTAACAGCATTAACACGCTGTAAGTGAACAAAGTAAAGCTCGGTGGTGCTTTAATCTTCGACATCTGATTCAGCTATATAAATATAAATAATCAGAGCCATTATACAAGCTATAGAAATTCCTATCATAATTTAGATTTTAATTGTTCAATATATAGTCTAGCCTTCTCAACTTGAGTTCTTAGAAATTCAATATCCTCATCATTTCTATCGAAAGAAAATGTTTTAACTCTTAAATGAGATGGTAAGTTATCGAAAGTCATCTTATCTGTGAAGTGTTGTAACAACTCTGGAGTGTTATCTATATTATTCTCCTTAGCATACCAATAGGCTTCTTTCTCTATTAGCTTTTGAGGTGTATTTACTAAAGCATAAGCAACTGTGTACTTAGTAGCTCCATATAAAGCCATATACACTTGAGCTTGATAGTAGTAGTCTTTCTCTGATAATTTATCCTTAAACATAGGGAAAGTTTCTAAACCCCAACTACTCTTGGCATCTATTATCCAATCATCACCAACTCTTATATCACACTCTCCTGTGAAATGCTCATCATTCTTACGCTCTTCATTCTTCTTTAGATTCTCTAACATTAAATAGTCACCAATCATCTGTATAGCTTCATCTTCGACTTCAATACCTTTAGTGGTATATTTGTTAGAGAACTCAAATCTATGTCCGTGTAGCTGCTCTTTAAGCCATTTCTCTGTATAAGACTCTCCACCTTTAGATAGCAAGGGAACAATATCCCCTGCTTCTATTTGCTTCTCATCAACGTTCACATCACACGTCACTTCTACGTCATTATGATTTATTACATCTATCTTTGTCTTCATTATTTAATTCTTTTAGTTAGTTCAACTTCTACATCTCCTGTTACTTCAAAATAAGCCTTAGCATCTGTGATACTCTTCTTATTAGTCTTACACCAATTCTCTGCAATCTTAAAGTTCTCATCATCTATCTTTGCTATTACCTTCTTAACAACAGTCTTCTTTGGAGCAGCTTTAGGTTTAACAGTATTCTTAGTATTCTCTGTTGTATCAAAGTCTAAACTGTTATCGCTAATCTTAAAAGCCATCATTGTAAGATAACGCTCATTGTAAGTTACAGTACCTCCAATCTTCTGAGCTACATTAGTAGCTTTAATCTCTGGTATAGCTGTTATCTGAGTTATAATGATATGGTCAGAAGGATTATCTATATTGATTATATCCAAGATCCTTCATAAGAAGAGTCTTCTGTTTTTATCAACTGATACACAGATAGTAACCCTACTTCTCTACAAGCACCTTCTGTTAATTGTGCTATTTGGTCTGGAGTAAAGTAGTCATACTTACTAAAAGTATTCCTTCCTGCCTTCTTAATCTTTGTCTTAGATATTAGCTCTCTAGCTTCTGCTAGACGCTGATACACATTCTTTTCTTTCTTTGTTGTAGCCATAATATTAATCTTTTGTTTTAATTATAATACAAATGTAATCCTTAAATCGCGATATGCAAATATATAAGTGTTAAAGTATGTTAAAATAAATCATAAAGGTAATCTTCTTTAAAACTTATACCTTTTAAGTCCTCTGCCTTAGGCTCTTTGATAACATCATCTTTTCTTGGTAACCACTTAGGAAATACACTCTTAATGCGTTTAACAGCACTTCTCACCATTGATGGTGCGTATGTACTCCTTCCGTCTGCATAGCGTATAGCCATATAGATAGTTTCTTCTAAAGCTAATCTAAGCTCTTCAATCTTCTCGTCTTTTGTCATTGTCTTGTTTTTAACACCCTATCGGGTATATTAATGATTAATGAATGATACTTCATACCCAATCGGGTATATTAAATTGATATTTGATAATTGTGTACTTTGTCTATATCTAATAATGTAAATCTATTAGCTTCTAAATATTTCTTGAAATCTCCACCTCCAAATTCTTTTTCAGTTATTACTTTACCTTCAAAGTTAAGACCAAACTCCTTCGTGAACTTTACAAAAGCCTCTCCTACTTTCTTGAACTTATCTTTATCTTTAATAAATTTAGTGCCATTACGTGCTAATGAGAATATCCCTGCTAACTCCCTATCTCTTGAATCATACTTAAATCCATATCCTGCATCTCTGTCCCATAATGTTATTGTATCTTTAAATAGTCCTAAGAAGCCATTTAACTTGATGTTTAGAGCGTTTCTATACTCAACTACATCTACATCATCTAACTTGATAATAACACCACTAGAAGAGTCGTCAGATTGTGCTGAGTGTTTATCTAACCAATACTGAACTTTATCGGCATCAATTAAATTCTTACCAGAGATTGTAGTCCATTTCTTGTCTACATTAAACTTGTCATTAAATCTAATGAGAATAGAGTCTTTAATCTCATTATCTGTGAATTGTTCAGAAGCATTTACGTAACTTCTATAACCTTTATCGTTAAATAAAAACTTTCTCAGCTTTCTTTCTTTTCTTAAAGTATTTGTATAATCAATTATAGAATCATAAGCAACTCTCTTAGGGTTCTTTACAGTAGGCTTTGGAGCTTTCTTAATAGGCTCTGGTGCGATAACTTCTACTTTAGGTGTAGTAGTTTGTTCAGCCTTCTTTTCTTTATTCTTCTTCTTTGCGTTCTCAATAGTATCAATACGTTTATTGTAAGCTGAGTATTCAGTATTAGCAGTTAAATACAATGTTAATAATCTGCCTTTAAGTTTAGTATAATCTACTTCACGTCTATTAGCGATAGCTTTAACTATAAAGTATGCCTCTTTAAATTCCCTTTTGTTAGCAAGTTCTAACATACCTACTATTTCTGGTTTAATCATAAACCCTTCTACTTTGTTATTCATTTTATATGTTTTTAATTA